GACCATCAACCTGCAGCCCACCCAGCTGGCTGAGATTGAAGGCGGCCCGATGCAGGACGACATCCGCAAGCTGGTAATGCAGCTGCCGTTCCCTGGACCCAGCCCCACCCTGTTCTCCCTGCTTGGGTTCCTCGTCGACGCAGGCAAGGGCGTCATCCAGACCTCGTTTGAAAAGCTGGCAGACGGCAATCCCAACGCCCCTGTAGGCACCACACTGGCGCTGATCGAGCAGGGCATGGTGGTCTTCTCCAGCATCCACAGCCGGCTCCACAATGCCATGGCGATGGTCCTGAAGGTTCTCCACAGGATCAACCGCGACTACCTGACGCAGGAAGACATCGACGCTGCTGGTGACTTTGAGCTGACGCCTGAAGACTTCCAAGGTCCGATGGATGTGATCCCGGTGTCGGATCCCAACATCTTCAGCGAGGCCCAGCGGTTCGCGCAGACCCAGGCAGTCCTGCAGAGGGCTGATGCCAAGCCCCAGCTGTACGACGCCCGCAAGGTCGAGGAGATGTTCCTCAAGCAGCTCAAGATCCCCACCGACATCTTGGTGCAGGGTAATGAGCCTGAGAACATGGACCCGGCCACAGAGAACATCGCCGCGATCATGGGGTCCAAGATATTCGTGCTGCCCCGCCAGGATCAGATCGCGCACCTGATGGTCCACATTCCGTTCATCCTGTCCCCTGTGTTCGGTGGCAACCCGGTAATGGCCCAGCCGCTGATCCCTGCCATGATCGAGCACCTGCGCAACCATGTGCTGCAGTATTACGTCACCGAAAGCCACCGCGCTGTGGCTGACGCTGTACGCGATGGATTGATTGAGGAGGACGATGCCAAGGCCCAGGCCCAGATCGTCAACCTGGTGCAGCAGGAGACCGAGCCGGTCATGACCAACGTGTCCAAGCTGATTGCTTACTTGCAAAGCATTCTGCCGCCCCAATCTCCTGGGAACATGCCGCCGCCGGATCCGCGCATGGCCATTGCACAGATGAATCAGCAGATCGACATGCAGAGACTGCGTCAGGATGCCGAAGACGCCATGCAGAAATTGCAGCTCGAACAGCAAAGGCTGGCAGACAAGCAGGCCGAGCGCCAGATCAAGCTGCAGGAACAGGCCGCACGCGACATGTCCGACCTGCAGAAAGAGCAGATGCGCCAGGCTGCAGAGGACCGCCGTACCGCAGCAGAGATTGATGCACGCGAGCGCATGAATACGTCCGACAATCAAACCGCCCTCATGCTGGCCGAGGCGGAGATCAAGTCAGGCGAAAAGTTTGCCGTCTCAACCGGGACCGGCATAAACCCAACGCCCTAAGGAGGGTGCCATGAAAGAGATGAAAGGCATGAAGGACAGTAACCTGATCCCGCAGCACAAGCGGATGGCGATGGGTATGCCCATCAACAACCCGCCCAGCGTTGGTGGCAAGAAAGACACCATGCAGGCTGAAAAGTGCAGCACTAAACAGGTGACCAACAAATGAGAGAGAGCGTGCTAATCGGGCGGCTGAAAGCAGCACAACAGGAGTTCGCCCTTAAAACCCTGATGGCCCCGCAAGACAAAGATCAGTTCACCTACGGACAGATTTCCGGCGTGGTCATCGGGATTGAGCAGTGCATCGCAGAAATTATCAACATGATTAAAGAGGAACGAGATGGAAAAGACGACCTTTGAGTCCGCAGTAGAAGAGGCGTTCCCGGTAGCTGATCCGGGAGTGAAGCCTTTTGGAAGCCGCGTACTGGTACAGATTCGTAACCCCATGAACAAGACCGCAGGCGGAATCATCCTGCACAACGACACACAAGAAACAGAGAAGTGGAACACCCAAGCGGCCAAGGTTGTAAGCACTGGCCCTCTGGCATTTAAGAACCGCAACACCATGCAAGCGTGGCCGGAAGGGGACTGGTGTGAGCCAGGCCAATTCGTCCGCGTCCCCAAGTACGGCGGAGATCGGTGGGAAATCAAGCTGGGCGACAAAGGCTCGGCGCTGTTTGTGATCTTCAACGACCTCGACATCATCGGCCTGATCACCAGCGATCCGACGCAGATGAAAGCCTTTATCTAAAAGCAGCCTACCTGAAGGAGGTACGCAATGGCACAAGACAAAATCACCGAACAAGATGACGACGATGACATTGACATCGTTGAAGACGAACAGCGAGGCGAACACCTTGACCTGGGGGAAGACGACTCCAGGCAGGTATCTGGCGATGACGACAGCGGGATTGAAGAGGACCGCGAGGCCATCCGAGAGCGCCGTCGACTAGAAAAGCGTGAGCGCAAGCAGCGCCAGGACGAGGCCAAAAAGCGGGACAAGACCGAGCTGACGTTCCTGCAACGCCGCAACGAGGAACTGGAGCGCAGATTCTCGCAGATCGAAGGCAAGATGAAGCAGAACGAGATCAGCGGCCTCGATGCCATGATCGCCGATGCCTCCCGTCGTGCCGACCTGGCCGAGCAAGTGTTCGCCAAAGCCATCACTGCGAAGAACGGTGAAGACGCCAGCAAGGCCATGCAGTACCGTGACCAGGCCCGTGCAGCCGTCGCCCAGCTCCAGCAGCGCAAAGCCTACGAGCAGAGCGTTATGCAGCAGGCGCAGACCCGAGCCGCAGAGATGCCCCCTGCCAGACAGGTTGAAATGGCTCAGGAGTTCATCCGTGAGCACGGCTGGTACGATCCCGAGGGTAAGGACGAAGACAGCGCAATCGTGCTGGCACTGGACGCAGCCCTTGTCCGCCAGGGTCTTGACCCTAACAGCGAAGACTACTGGGACGAACTGCGTGAGCGCGTGCGCAAGCGCCTTCCCGAGAAGTTTGAGACAAAGCGTGCTGCAGAGAGATCCGACACCGGGCGCCCTCGAGGTGGTCCGCAGATTGGATCTGGTCGTGGTGACGGTGGGTCGTCAACCGGCAGGCGCGAGGTTTACATCAGCCCTGAGCGCAAGTCAGCCATGATCGAGGCTGGCGTATGGGACGATCCTGTCCTGCGCAACAAATACATCAAGCGATACATGGACTATGACCGCCAAAACACGCGCTGATGTTGCATTGTCACAAAAAACCATGATAAATCTGAACCAATCGCTGAAAGGAGCGAGACCATGACTGACGAACGCCTGAAGAAATCTGCTGACCGAAGCAGAGACAACCGCGAAATGAGTGACCGAGCCGTTACTGAGAATCGCGAAATCTCTGACGATGAGCGGGTTGAGATGTTCCGACAGCAATTTTTCCAGTCTGCTTTGCCAGACTTACCGAAGATTCCGGGATACCACACCTGTTGGTTGACCACTACGAATCCCAGGGACAGTATCCAAGGCCGCATGCGCCTCGGGTATCACCCTGTAAAGCCCGAAGACGTACCGGGCTGGGAATACGCCACAATGAAAACTGGCGAGTGGCAGGGCTTTATTGGTGTGAACGAGATGCTGGCATTCAAACTGCCACAGTCTCTGTACGAGAAGTTCATGCACGAGGCGCACTATGCTGCCCCGCTGCGTGAAGAGGAGAAGCTGCAGGACACTGTAGACTCTCTGACCGAGCAGGCCCAGCGCCGCGGCTCTCGTGTGGCAATCGGTGACGGTATGTCGAACATTGTGGATGAGCGCGAAGCCAGGTTTGAAATCTGACTTCGTATAAAATTGTTCATCAACCAAAGGAGTAAATGCTATGTCTTCGACTAGCGCACCCTTTGGCTTTCGGCCTTCGTATCACAACAGTGGTCAAATGCGTCCGAAAGCCTACACGATTGCGTCCACCTACGCTGCCAACATCTTCCAGGGCGACCCTGTGAAGCTGACGGATAACGGCGTTGTCCAGCTCGGCACCTCTGACGGCACCCGCTCGGGCACCGTTGATGGCATCTCGCTGCTGGGTATTTTCGCTGGTTGCCAGTATTACGATGCCACGGGCCGTCCCGTAGTATCCAACTTCTGGCCCTCCGGCACGACCGCCACCAACATCACTGCTTGGATCTATGACGATCCCGAGACGCTGTTTGATGTTCAGTACAACAACCCCTCCGCAGGCACCACGGTTCAGACCGCTGTCGGCGAAGAGTGTGATTGGACTGTTGCCTCGCCTGGCGGCTCTACCCAAACCGGCTTGTCGAACACCCTTCTGACTGCGATTCAGGCCACCAGTGGCCAGTTCCAGATCACGGGTTTCGGCTATAACATCAACGATTCCATCACAGATGCCTACGTCGTGGTCACGGTTCGTATTAACGAACACCACTACAAAGCTGCTGTGAACTCGGTATAAGGAGGCTGACCCATGGCTACTCCGATGCGCAGTACAGATTTTCGCTCTATTGTTGAGCCAATTCTGAACGAGACCTTCGACGGTGTGTACGACCAGCGTGCCGATGAATGGAAAATGGTGTTCCGCGAGCAGAAAGGCATTCCGCGCAACTACCATGAAGAGCCGGTTCTCTACGGCTTTGGTGCGGCCCCCGAACTGCCTGACGGCATGCCGGTGACCTACCAGAGCGGTGGTGTGCTCTTCCTGCAGCGTTACGTTTACAAGGTGTACGGCCTTGCCTTCGCCCTGACGAAAGTCCTGGTAGAAGACGGCGACCACATCCGTATCGGCCAGACCTACGCCAAGCACTTGGCTCAGTCCCTGATCGAAACGAAAGAAACGCTGGCAGCGAACATCCTGAACCGTGCGTTCACCTCGGGCTACACTGGCGGCGACGGCAAGACCCTCGTTGCTACTGACCACCCGATTGTAAACGGCACCTTCAGCAACCAGCTGACGACCGCTGCGGCTCTGTCGCAGACCTCCCTTGAGCAGATCCTGATCCAGATCCGCAACGCTGTTGACAACAACGGCAAGCGTATCCGCCTCAACCCGCTCAAGATCGTTACCGGCCCGAGCAACGTGTTCCAGGCAGAGACCCTGCTGAAGAGCGCACTGCGCGTTGGCACCGCCGACAACGACATCAACCCCGTGAAATCCATGGGCTTGCTCGCTGAAGGCCAGGCTAACCTTTCCCGTATCACCTCTACCACCGCCTGGTGGGTACAGACTGATGCGCCGGAAGGCCTGAAGCTGATGATGCGTCGTGGTCTTGAGAAGAGCATGGAAGGTGACTTTGAAACCGACTCCATGCGCTACAAGGCTACCGAGCGTTATGACCTCGGCTGGACCGACCCCCGTGCTGTTTTCGGTACGACGGGCGCGTAAGTAATACCTCCCCCTGACGGCGGCACCCTTCTCCCGAAGTCAGCCGCCCGATGGGGGATTTTTCAGGCAACATCAACCCGTGCGACCGGCCTGACGGACGTTGCACAGACTCACGGGCAACTCGTGCAAGAGGAATTCTGCAATGGCTCTGACCACTTTTTCCGGCCCTGTCCGGTCCTTAAACGGTTTCATCGTTGGCACCGGCAACACCATCACCAAAGTTCTGTCCGGCTCCGCGTCGTTGAATTTTGGCTCAATCAGCGCAGCTGCCCAGGCTGACCTGACCATCACCGTGACTGGCGCCGCCGTCGGTGATGAAGTCATGATGGCCCTGCCCGCGGCTCCGACTGCTGGCCTGGTGTTCAACGCATTCGTGTCTGCTGCCAACACCGTGAGCATCCGCGCAACCAACATCACGGCGTCTCCGATTGACCCTGCAGCTGCCACCTACGGCGTAATCGTCGTCGCTGCTTAATACGTCAAAACCGAAGGGGCGCAGTCCGGCCCCTTTCATATCAGGAGATACCCATGGCTGACGCAGTCACTTCGCAGACCATCCTTGATGGCGAGCGGCTTTTCATTGGTAAGTTTACAAACCTTTCAGATGGAACGGGCGAAACGGCGGTCGTAAAGATTGACGTTTCCACCCTGAACCGCAACGCAGCCGGTCAGGCCTGCAACGGCGTCAAGATCAACAAGATTTGGTCTACCACGCATGGTCTGCAGGTTAGGATTCTGTTTGACGCGACAACGGACGCATTTGCTTGGATTGTCCCGCAAAACTCGAATTATCTTATGGATTTTTCGACATTTGGCGGCCTTCCGAGCAATGCGGGTGCGGGCGTTACGGGAGACGTTTCTTTTACTACGCAAGACGCAAGTGCTGGTGACAGTTACGCCGTAGTCCTTGAGTGCATCAAAACCTACGCCTGACGGAGACGATCATGGGCTGCAAATACGTTAAAGACTTCAAGTTCGACTCTGCCAACGGCTACAGCGGATCCACCGGCAAGACCGAGGTCAAGGCCTACATGCGCGGTGGTGCTGTCCGCAAATCCCCCCTAGATGCCAAGGTACCCAAGCAGACCCCGAACGACATGCGCCCCCTGCGCACGGCCAACGCCAAGACGGCCATGAAAGAAGCTACCCAGAAAAACGTCTCCGGCGCATCCGGCAAGATCAAGACTGCCGGCCAGTACGCCAAGGGTGGCATGGCCTGCGCCACCGGCTGCCAGGTTGAGATGAAAAAGGGCGGCAAGAGCAAGAAGGCAGACAAGAAAGCCCCTGCCAAAAAGCCTGCAGCACGCCGCAATGACAAGCAGTCTGATGCCATGGCAGAGCAGGTGCTGATGCAGATGCTGGCTCAGGCCTCGCAGACAGGCTCGATGCCTGGCGTTCCGATGCAGGGTATGCCTATGCCGGCCCCTGGCGCTCGAGCAGTTCCTACGGCTTCCCAGGCGCCTATGCTCCCGATGAAGTCTGGTGGCATGAGCAGAGGCCAGCAGGCAAAGGTCGGTCGCGTGATGGGTGAATATAAGCGCGGCGATCTGCACTCTGGCAGCAAGTCTGGCCCGGTCGTCAAAAACCGTGACCAAGCTGTAGCAATTGCCATGAGTGAGGCTCGCAAAAAGCGGGCCTGAGAGTATAATCGCACCACCGGGCGTGCTGGATCAGCAGCCAGATTCCAATTCTCTGGGAACTGAAAATGGCAACGTCCGGCACTGTCAGCACGACGACATTCAACACGCGGAAGGTGATCGACACTGCCTTCCGTCGTTGCCGTCTTGCGCCGCAGCGAGTCACAGCAGAGATGCAGTCCTACGCCCAGGACGCGCTCTACCTCTACCTGTCCAGCCTCGCCAATGCCAAAGCCCCCAGCTGGTGCATTGAAAAGATCCTGCTGCCCATGTACCAGAACCAGCCGCTGGTCACGCTGCCGGTAGGTACTGTCGAGGTCATGAACCTGAACTACCGCACCATGTCCCAAGTGACTGGCACGGTGACCACGACATCCAACACGTACAAAGTGCAGTTCTCCGCAGCCACCCAGGTTGTCACAGTGGGCGTCAATTGGGCCACCACCAGTTCAACGCTGACGCTGGCGGTGTCCAACGATGACATCACCTACACTACGGTCGCCACTGTGGCTGCTGGCGCCACCTCGGGCGAGTGGAGCTGGACCGACATCTACGGTGCCAACGAGTACACGTTCTTCCGCATTACCTCCACGGGAACCCTGACCTACTCCCAGGTTTACCTTGCCAACACGCCCAACGAGATACCGATGGGTGTTTTGAACCAAGACCAGTACGTCCAGCAGAACAACTTCATCTTCCCGAGCAGACCGAACAGCTACTGGTTCCAGCGCGATCTGCCGCAGCCGGTGCTGAACCTCTGGCCTGCCCCATACGAGCCTGCAGAGACTTGTCTGCTGGTGTGCTGGCGCCAGCGCCACATCATGGACGTTGGAACCCTGCAGCAAGAGATCGAGGTGCCCCAGCGGTGGATGGACGCTATTGTGGCCATGCTGGCGTTTAAGGTCGCCGAGGAGACCCCTGAGGTTGAGGCAGGCCTGGTGCCCCAGCTTGAACAGAGGGCCATTGTGGCGGTCCAGATGGCGCGTGACGGTGACAACGATGGCTCGTCCACGTTCGTCCAGCCATAC